GCATGATCTACCTTTAGTTTGAACTGCGAATTAACGCCGCCGTAGCAGTGTTAGCAGGCATTGTAATTGTGAAATTGGAAGATGTCTTGTCCGACCCAAAATCCAACACGGCGATAGACTTGTTGCCTTGGGTTACGTTGTAGATCAAAGCACAACGAGCCGTCACGGATGCGTTAAATACTACATCAGCAAAGTCTACATAAGCTGTATACCCAGAGGAGTTGATTGTTACGCCAGTCAAAAGTACTCCGCCGGGGCTGTAGCCTGTACCGCTTACTTCGTTTACAGAAGAATACACAGTGGTGGCTTCGTTCAAATCAGCCGCAGCCGTGTACAAAGCAATCTTTAACGTATTTGTAGCTAAGTTATGAACGCCCGTATATAGCTCTGTTTTAAAGCTGGTCGTCTGAGTTTGAAGAATATTGCTCACGAGACCGTCACCCTATCTTGACCAGTACGATAAGTATCCGTTTGTTGTTTTCCATCGCCAAGATTTTTAAGCAATGCAATTGCTTGTATGTATCTATCTTGATACATTGCATACATGCCATCGTCTTGCCCGCTTTTCATGTAAACACCGGCTTCGCACAAAGTACCGTACAACAACGCGGAACTAAAATGTTCTCCCAACCACGTAGTCGTAGCTGTAACAATAGATTCAGGCATAGAAAAATAACTTAGGTCTGTTACCAACGCAGCACTAGGCGTTGGCCCTAGAATAAACTGCAATCGCGTCACAGGTGTCGAGGGGCCGTTAAGTGCGTAATGCTTTGGAGTCCCTGTTGTAGCGGGGTTAGGATACGCCTCTTGCATAAACGCTGGGTCTTTATTAAGCAAGTAAATGTAATTCCCACTTGCATCAACTACGGCAAATGAATACACAGACAACAAGTCGGTAGGCGCGTTAAATGTCTGCACACTTGGCGTTAACGCCGTGGTTGATGTCTTACGTAAATTGGCAAGCTGCACCGTGTTATAGATGCGCTGCTCCGCCTGCTGAATCATGGTATTCATGTCAGTAGTGTCGAAAGTATTCTGCGTGTAGTCAGTTACCGCAGTTACCAATTGTGAGTAAGTCAACGCACCTAGTGTCGCCATATATACCTTAAGCCATTGGGCCTCTAGACATCACGCCTTTGGTAGCCGCACCTGCGCCACGCATTTTGATACCAGACGTTTTAGCTGCTGGCTGTGCGCGACGATAAACGTTACCTACAGCCATATTGACTGTTCCGGCATCGCTGTGGTCAGGGCCAGAACCGGGATTGGTAGAAGCCGTAACCACTTTGCCCGTCATAGTATGGGGTGTAGCGTATACCGCAGCATCGCCAACTTCTTTACCCATTATCTTTTTGCTGAATGTAGCCATGATTAGCCTCGCTTCTGTGCGGCAATTTTTGCCAAGTTACGACCCATAGACAACATATCGGCATTGGTTTTACCCTTACCTTTACCTTTTCCGCCCATGATTTCTTTTTGGGTAGGGCCGCTATTGCCCAAGTTTTTGCCTTCGGTCTTGCCTTTTTTAGCAATGCCGTCGGCTGATCGTGTGTATGCCATTCTAAGCTCCTTAAGATACCGTTACTGTACCAACAAATGTCGTTGCCACCAAGTAGTTTGGTGTCAAACCATCATCATTTAATCTAGACCCGCCCACGGGTGCCCAACCCCACTGAATGTCTCGTGAACCACCTGTGGTGTATCCATTAACGTTTACACCTGCCGTAACGTACGTTGTATCCTTGCGTGGATTACGCAAAGCCTGTGGATCATCAACAGGGAATGTGCCCAGCATCAACTGAGGTTGGTCGGGGTCCCAGCACTCAGAGCAAACCAACAACTGATATTTCCGCTGCTTAATAACTTCCGTCTTAAGCTTTTTGAGTAAGTATTGCTGGCCACAGCGGTCGCACATGGCAATCGCTTTTTTGCCCGATGCAAACCTATTACCCATTACGTGCTACCAATAAACTGTTGGCGTGGTACAAACCGAACCGCAGCTTTCTCTCTGTCTTCGCCAGCGGCAATTTCAAACGCCTCGTTGTACATCATCTTGAGCATTTCTACTCGGGGCATCAATTCAGGAACTTTTACCGCAATGTTATACGCCAAGCCCGCTACTAAACAGGGTAGGAAGCGGAAATTCATATCGGCGGTACTTACACCAGCGCCAGCGTCTTGGACGCGTCTGAGTCTCCAGTATACGAACTGGTAGGGCGTTGAGTTATCAGGTGTGGGCCAGACTGTTACGGCTGGAAGCTGGGGTACAAAAATAGCCGCGCCAGTTGTATGACCGACTGCTGTGGTGTTATTTTGCCCACGGAATACACCACCTAGGGTATTCCCTGTGACGTATGTGTAGTAGATATCTTCGCTATCAATACGGATAAAGCCCGCTCCAGCTAACCCAACTACTGTACTAAGCGTTATTGTGGTGGCTGTTGCCGTAATCGTGCCCACCAAGACCGAATTGGTTGGGTTAGTTTCACCAGAAAGTCTTTGAATCCAGACTTGAATTGGGCGAGCTTGGCTAAGCTTATTTGGAATAGTTGCATAAGTAGAAACGCTAATGCGTGTAATGGTTAAGTCCGCTTGCGTAGACGCAGTGTTGGACCCAGTACGAATGACGTGTTCTAGCAAGTCAATCGTGTCCGTTGGTAGGGCGTAAGTAGCTAGCCCCGGAGTCAGGTTAATGATTCCCTGCTCCATTGTCCACATGTTAATACCCTTAGACTGCCACTCAATCGTCATCAGGTTCATCGAACGACGCGCTGTACGCAGGTCATAACCAGAACGCATCTCCCGACCCGCACGCTCCCACGCTTCCTCGGCGATCTCCGTGAAGTCCATGTTGAACAGTGTGGTTCCGGTAGTGGTCATCTAAAGCCTGCCGTTTTCTTTGCAATGGTTTTTGGTTGAGCTACAAACTGTTTGCCAGACGCCTTACCAGCACGCTTAGCTTTGGTTGTGGCTGCATATTCTTGTGGGGACAAAGACTTAATGGCTTTCTCAGGCAAATACCGCTCCCCCGTCTTACTTGACGGTTTACCAGACTTAGTGCGCCATTTCTGGTCACCCCAATCTTTGAGCGATTTCTGAGGAGCTTTCAATCTCTGTACCCTCCACCAGCATCCTTGTACTTTTTAGCAACAAGCTGTGCTTTACGAGCCGACCATTGGCCTGCGCCTGTACCGTGGGTAGCTGCGGCTTTTACTTGAGACACAATCCGCTTACGCAAATCAGGCTTAGTGTAATTGCCAGCCTCGTTGACTTTCCCGCCTTCAGCATATTGCGTGAAGTCAGTATCATCCCTACGCGACTTGCGTACACCTTTGGGCATTTTAGAGGGCATGACAGCCCCCATACCACGACAAGCCATCATGATTTAGCACATCTTTCCGCGTGTCTTACCTTTGGTAGCAATACCATCAGCACGACGTGAAGCAGAACCTACAGAACCGCCGCTCTTCATACCAAATGCAGACTTTAAACGCTCGCCAACAGAGCGTCTATCGGTTGTACCGCTACCGGCTCGTGCGCTCTCACGGCTTGCCTTTGCCCGGTCTGACACAGACATTTTGGTTTTATCCGCTGGGGCCATTTGCGACTCTTCAAACTCACGACGGCCACTTCTAATATTAGAAGGGTCAATAAGTTTAGGCGCGGCTTTAGCAGCGGGTTTAGGCGCAGCTTTGGGGGCGGCCTTAGGTGTAGCTTTTACAGTTCTACTAGAACCTGCGTCGCCAAACTGTCCAGCTTCTTCCGCAGCGCTAGCGTCGCCCATTTCTTTGGGTGCCCGTGGTGGTAGGCTAACGCGACGTGGAGTCATCTCTGATCGGTTGTTAGCTTCTTCCATGGCGTCTATTTCACCGCCGCCTTCATAACCTTTTTTCATGTTAACTCCTTGTTAGCAGGCGCTGCCGCCCATGTTCATCTTAATCATCTTGCCTTTGGTTTTACCCTTAGACGCGACACCATCTCGAGTAGCGGAAGTTTTGACTGAACCCATTTTGGATGGAGCCATACCGCCAGAAGCCAACTTGGTCTTAGTTGAACCTTGGTGCAAACGGCCTTCGTGCTTGTTCACGGCCTTCTGCATCATCTTCTTGTCCATCTTTACATCTTTGTGGGCCATGCCGCCTTCTTTCATAAAACCCATCTTATTACGTACGGCTGTAGGTAACTTGGCTACACCGGGGTTCTTCTTCATATCTACTGGTTTCATATCGCCACCTTCAGAAAATTTGCGGCCCTTGTCCGCTTGGTTAAAGTCCTTGCCCACGGACTGTGGGACGCCTACTTTCTTAGCAAACGATGGGTTGTTAGCCACCGCTGCCATGAAATTGTGTTGTTTTTTAGAACTACTCGGCACTTTGTTTGCCTTTTCTACCCAGCAAATTCTGTACAGTTTCGGTTTCCCAGATGCGGATCACTGTCCACACGATTGTAAAGATTGCAGCAATAGACGGCAACATTTCCACTAAGGTTCCCACAACAGTCATTATCGACAGCGCATCAACAACATGCTTTGTCGTTTCTTGCGTATCGCTCATGTCAGCAGTTCCACGCCCGTAGGCTTTTGTTGATACGCGAGTTCGGATCGTTCG